AACTTCGGCCGCCACGGCATGAAGTGGCTGGCGCTGTCGGTGGCCAAGCTCACGCCGGTCAACTGACAGGCGGCGACCGCCGCTATTCCTTGGTGCTGATCGCCGTCACGCGGCCGCTGCGCGGCTCGACCTCGCAGCGGTAGCTGAACGGAATCAGGTTCATGCCCGGCGCGCGCTCCACCGAGCCGTCGCCCGTCATCGCCACGCGCCCGAGCTCAGCCGGCTGCAGGCGCCGCGAATCCGAGCCGAAGTTGATGCGGGCCACGCGCGGATGCAGCTTCTTCAGCGCCTCGGCGGCAGCGCTCTCGCAGGCCTGCGGCGATACGTTGGTGAGATCGGGATCGAAGCTCTTCTCGGCCGCCGCGGCGCGTTGTCCGCCGGCTTCGCGCAGCACCACGCCGGAGGTGCTGTCGCTGGCTGCGCTGTAGGCGCAGCCGTAGCTGAAGCTGACGCTCGCCCCGCCGGCGGCGCGGTAGCGCCCCTCGCCGCGGATCGCGGTTTCGTCGTCGCTCTGCGGCGTGAGCACGCGGCGCGCGGCGAGAAACTGCACCTCCTTGGCGTCGCGGCCGCGCAGGCGGCGCAGGTTCTCGGCCACCTCGTGCTCGCAGCGCTCGGTGGCGCGGGCCGTGTCGGCGGCCGCGAAGACCGGCGTCGCCGGAAGCAGCAACCCGAGCAGGAAGGCCGGCACCAGGGCGAAAGGTCGCAGCGGCATGGACATCGTGCGTCGTGGGACGTGGGGATGTCCGATGGTCGCCGCTTTGGTGCGTGCAGGCAAGCGCGACGGCCGCTTGCTGCGGCGCCGAGCGATCCAGCGCAGACCCGCATGGCGCAAGGGCCTCGCATCGGACTCCACCGTTTGTGCACAGGGTTCTCCACCGGTGATGTGGACAAGCCGCAGGCTCATTTCGCCCTGCGCCGGCGCGTTCGATGCGGGCAATCCCTGTTTGACTTGATCACGAACAGTCGACAGGGCGCATGTGGACAACAAAAAGGCCCCGCACTCGCGTGCGGGGCCTTCGATGTTTGGCTCCCCGACCTGGGCTCGAACCAGGGACCTACGGATTAACAGGCCCGGGCCGGGCTCCGCGTCCCTCAACGATACACCAAACTCCACAGACCTGGAAAGCTGAATCCGGCGGACCGATTGGCCGAAGAAAAGGGGCCCTCGGGCCCCTTGTTCCATCGCCTCGCGACGTTCTCACGCCATGCCGACGCGCCGCAGGCGCTCCATCGTCTTGGCTTCCGTACGCTGCTCGACGAGCTGCAGGGCTGAGATCACCTCCTGGCGCCCCATGCCGGCCTCGACCTGGTAGACGAACTGCACGTTGTTCACGACCTGGCCGCCTCGACCCCAAGCACCCTTGCGGTTGTCGTCGGCTGTGACGACGCGCTCGCCGCGATGGAGGTAGGCCAGCCCGTCTTGGGGCACGTAGTCTGTTCCAACGGACATGAATCCGAGGAACTTGAAGAGCTCCGAGAAGTTCGCCCCGATCGCACCGCTGTTGGTGCCGCCGCTGAAGAGGTCCCCGAAGAGGTACTTGTTCAGCTTCGCGGCCTGAGTCTGCGCGATCATGTTGATGATGAGGTTTCCCCACATCTCGCCGATGCTGTCGAAGTCTCCCTTGAGCGTGCGCGCCAGCGTGTCGCCGAGGGCATCCTGGATGTTGCGGCCGGCCTGCTTGGCGAACTCGTCCAGCGCCTCGATCTCGTACTTGATCTCTTCGTAGGCCGATTTCTCGCTGCGCAGAAAGTCTTGCTTCTGTTGCTCTTGGGGGTCGAAGATGGCCGACGAAGGAAGTCTCAGCTTGGCGATTGCCTCCTGGGTCCTTTCGAGCGCCGCGACAACCGCCGGATCACCGCGAGTCTCGCGCTGCAGGTCGAACAGCCTCGTCAACTCCGCCTCGAGCTCGCGAATCTTGTTGACGTCGGTGTTCTCGATGGACTTGAGCGCCCGGGTCATGGCCTCGTCAGTGGCATCGCTGTACAGACGCCTGCCACTGTCGGTTCGCGGCGCCCCTCCGATCACTGGCGCATCCGGCGGAATGTACTTGCCACCACCTTCGTTGCGAGGCCGGCGGCCAGACGTCGGCGGGCTGACCTGGCTGACGATGCCCTTGACCTGGTCGCCGACGATGCGTGACTTCTCTTGTAGCTCGAGCAGCTCCCGACGCACCTCCGCCAAGCGCGCCACGGTGTCCCGGTTCTGTGGCAAGCCCTGCGACTCACTGAAGTCGAGTTGCTTCTGCAGCTTGATCGCCTCGCCGGTCAGGTCCTGGATCTGATCGGAGAAGGCCTGCAGCCTCGCCTGATCCCAGTCGACCTTGAAGCCAGACGCAGCCATGGCGAAGAACCCGCCCGCCCGATTCGAGCGCTCGAAGATCTGGTTGAGTGCCGGCAGAAGATCGTTCAGCAGCGCGCGTGCGGCATCCTTGGAGTTCTTGGACAGCGCGGCCAGCTGGTTGTTGAACTTCTCAGCCTCCTGCGCTTGCTCGCTCGTGACGGTCCCGTTCAGCCGGCCGGCCTCCGCCAGATCCTTCAGAAACGGCGCCACCTCACGCACGCTCTTGCCGAACAGATCCTGGACGATGCGCGCCTTGTTGCCTTTGTCGGCGTAACCGCCGAGCGCCTCGGCCACCTGCTGCAGCGCCTCGGCGGGGTCGATCTTCCGCAGCTCCTGCGCCGACAGGCCTATGGCCTTCAGCACACGCTCCTGCTCGCTGTTCGGCTTGGCCTCGTTCAGCACCGCGTTGAACTTGGTCAGCGCCTGGCCGACGCTATCGAAGCTGGTGCCGGTGCGCGCGGCGATGTCCTCCAGCGCCGAGAGATTCTCGATGCTGGCGCCGGTCGCATCCTTCAGGTCGTTCAGTGCGTCGATGCCGTCGAGCGTCGAGCGCACGAAAAGGCTTATCGCCGAGACGCTGAACGCTGCCGCGAGAGTGCCGGCCAGGCCTGCGCCGATCGACTTGATGCCGTCGAAGCTGCGCTCGATCTTGTCAGCGCTCTGTTGGGAGATGCGCGCCGCCTTGTCCAGGCCGGCCTCCAGGCCGGCCAGGCGTGCCTCCACATCGATACTCAACGTAGCCAGTGCCATGATTCAAGATCTCCTTGTCGTGCAGCCGGCTGCACGCGGATGGAATGGTTGAGGGCGTGCAGCCGGCGAAAGGGAATCCGGCGGTGAGCCCTCTCGGCGCCGCCGCTCCCGAAGCGGCGCCCATGCAGTCCCATGTGAGCATCCAAGCACTGCCCTGGCAGTACTCCACCGCGACGCTATGGGTCTGCTCCCCTCGCGCCGCGGCATGGATCAGGGTTTGCCGCTCGGCGCGGCCGTTGTCGCGGTCGAGGCCTTGAACAGGCGATCGTTCTCCGCACCGTCCATCGGCGGAAGGTTCTTGAGTCGCCGCACCTCGTTCACAGTCATGTAGGCATCGCCCGTGCCGGGCCCGCCCAGAGCGATTCGGAAGGCGTCTGCCTGCGCCTTCGAGTCGCCGCGCAGCAGGCCGTCGAGCTCGAATTCCACGAACTGACCAGCGCGCTTGAAGAGCTTGCGGTTCAGCTCCTCTTCCCAACGCACCAGGTGCGGCTTGAGCGTGAAGTTGACGAAGCCCAGCGTGATCTGCTCGATGCCGGTTCCCCAGCTCGACGCCTTCTCGGTGTCGCCGATCAGCACGGGCGGCACACCGAAGGCCTGGCAGATCTCCTCGCGCTCGAATTTGCGCCCTTCGATCAGCTGCAGATCGCTGGCGCTGAGCGAAAGCTCCTTGATCTGTCCCCCTTCGGTCAGCACGATCGGTCGGCCGCTCTTCTTTGCGCCGCCATAGGTCTCGGACCAACTCTCGCGGAGCAGCTCGAGCTGGCCTTGGTTGATCTTGTTTGGGTAGAGGAGAGCCAGCTTCTGCACGGCACCGTTTGCCAGCGACTCGCGAGCATGGTCGCTCGACACGATCGCGTTGCGTACCGCCTGGCGCGCAGCCCACTGGATGACGCTCAGCGAGTGCACGCCGTTGAAGCCGTAGCCACAGAAATGCAGCATGTCCTCGCGCGCCACCATGTAGTGCTCGCGCTTGATGGCGTCGAACACTCGATAGACCAGCCGCCCGTCGATGCGCCGCGGCGCCACGTGGTCCGGATGCAGCGGCTGCAGGCCGCGAATTGTCCCGCCCGGGCCGCGCAGGATCTCGGTGTGCTGGTCGCCTCGAAGCGCCACGCAATGCATGATCCATTCCTTCCAGCTGGCAGCGGTCCAGTCTTCATGCGGAGACTCGTTCAGCAGCCACCACAGCGGCGCCAGCGGGGCGCGCTTGCGGTTGCCGCTGTCGTCGATCACGTACTGGTGAATGGGGAGCTGCAGCATTGCGCCAGCCAAGCGTGCCAGGCAGGCGTAAACCGTGCTGACCCGAAGGGCTGTGGAGTCGTTGACGGTGATGCCGTCCGCGTCGTCCAGACCGAGTAGGGCTCGCATGGCGTTCTCGTTGCTGGCTGCGGCCGTCTCGGCGCGCGGGCTTCTGCCGATCAGCTGATTGATGAACTTGAACATGGATGCTGGCTCTTTCGAGTGAGGCACCAGGCCGCCGAGGGGAGGTGCGGGGATCTGGCGCAGATGGCCGGCCGTGCAGACGTCCGCACGGCCGGCCACCGATCAGGCTCGCACGCCCGTCACCACGGCGAACGCCGCCGGGTACTGCACCACCACGTCAGCGCGCACGTGGCACAGGAACCCGACCTGGCCGGAGTCGGCGAAGCGCTCGAGCAGCAGCTGCACGCTCATCTGCTCGCGCATGAGGAAGAACAGGCGCGAGAAGTCGGCGCAATAGATCTCTGAGCAGTCATTGCTGGTTCCGACGGTGAGGTTCACCGGGATCTGGCTGGTCGGGATGAACCGCATGTTCGACAGCAGATCCGGCCGCTGGCGCGGCTGGTTGGTCGTGTCGAGCAGGCCGCCCAGCGTGGTGAGCGAGCGCGGCGCCATGATCGCGGCCGTGGGCATCGGCGCGTCCGCGGCGAGGAGGGCCTGCACTGCCGAGATCAGGTTGGTGTACGCCGTGGTGGCCAGGCTCGCGCCGTTGGCGCCGTTCGTCACGGACTGGATGCCAGCCACGTTGAGGACGCCGCGCGGCTCCGGCGCCGTGCCGCTGCCGCGCAGGCCCGCGCGATCCAGCTCCTTGGCGAACGCCTGCGCGATCGCCGTGCGCAGCGCCGGCTCGAGGTTCGGGCTGTCGGCGAGCAGCTCGCGCGACACCTTGAACATGAACGCCAGCGAGCGCGGCGTGGCGGTGACGGCGCGGAACGTCGGGTCGCTCTCCGACACCGAGCCGTTCTCCGCCCGCCAGGCCGCGGTCGGCAGCGCATTGATCGCGGCCGTGGTCATGGTCTTGGCGCCATCACCCACTGGCACGATACCGGCGCCGGCCGTGAGCAGGCTCGACACCGGCGCCAGCGCCTCGAGGATGCTCGGCATCACCAGGCTGGGCACGCTGTAGCCGCCGGCAGTGTCCGTGCCCACCGAGAGCGCGTTGCGAACCGCGGTCGTCGTTTTCTGTCCCGCCACGCCGCGGAAGAAGTCGGCCAGGCCGATCTCCTCGCCGGCATCGGCCGCGCGCCGCTCGTAGTGCGAGCGGATCTGCTCGGCGCCGCGCAGCACCGGCAGCGTGCTGCCGTCCTGCAGGCGCCACTGCTCCGCGCCACGCGCGCCGCCACCTTCGCGCTCGGCCTCGTCGAGCATCGTCTCGATCTGCGCCACCAGCTGGCCGGCGTGGTCGAAGAACTGCGACTGCTCGGGCGTCCAGTCGCCCACCGGCGCCTCGGCGCGCTGCTTGTTGATGGCCTGGCGCACGAGCTTGCGGCCCTCGTGCAGCTGGCGCACGGTGCCGCCGGCGCGGACGTTGCCGGCATCGGGGAGACCGAGCTTCGCGCACGTGGCGCGGTAGCTCGCTTCGGCCGCCACACGGGCGGCGATCTGTTCGTTCTTGAACGTCATGATGTGAACCTCTCGAAGATCGGCCCGCGCGCAGCTCTGCGCGCCCGGCCACGGTTGGAAGGGTCGACGGCGCGCTTTCCCGAAGGGTCCACCGCAGTCCGCGTGCAGAGCGTCAGGCCGTCAGCGCAGGCGCCCGCACGGTTGATGGCCAGCGAAGGCCAGAAGGTGAGTCGGCCGGAGGTCATCGCGCTCCGGCTCAATGCGCAGTGACGGCGCACTCGGCCGCCACGAATTCCACGTGGGTGATCACCAGGCGCTCGCCGTTCTCGTCCTGCAGCAGCAGCTGCACCTGAGGTACGCCGCCCGGCTGGTAGACCACTTCGAGCACGGTGCTCGCGCCCTTGACCACTGCGTCGCGTACGGCATTCAGCGTGGCGTCCTCGGCCCCGTCGAGCAGTACGGCCGTCATGTCCTTGGCGTGGCGCAGGAAGGTCGACACGATGGCGTCCTCGCGCACCTTCGGCTCGCTGCCCGTCGTCATGGCGTCTCTCCCGAGCGGGGCGCCTGGGCGTCGCGCATGAGCGCCGCGGCACGTGCAGCTACCATCGCCGCGCGGCCGCGATGCACCAGGCCGCTGAGGCTGGCCAGGCCGAGCCGCAGGAAGATCCGCTCCCGCGCCCGATCGGTCAACGCATCCGAGAACACTGCACGCAACGCTTCAGCCATTCGCTCCGCCTCCGGTGATTGCCAGCTTGGGGGCATCTCGCCCTCCATCGCGGCTCGCAACTGCTGCTCAAGGTACTTGCTCAGTTCTTGTTCCACTACATCGCTCCTAGAGAACCTACCCCCCCACCCCCCAAAAGTCGCGCGCGCAGAAAATTGGCTACGGGGCCGGTTTCCAGCTAGATCGCCCAAGGTTTCACCCGCCCCCTCCAGCTCGCCGCCTTCCGGTGAGCGCTTCAGCCAGCGACTTCTCACGGTGGCAGTCGTCGCAGAGGCCCTGCTCGTTCGTGTGGTCGTCTGCGCCACCTTCTGCAAGGGGCACGATGTGATCGCGCTGCGTGGCCAGTGAGACGCGGCCCAGACGCGTGCACTCAGCGCACAAGGGATCACGCATGAAGAGCGCCTCGCGCATAGCCTGCAGACGTCTGCCCGTCACCCGCTTGGTCGGTTTGTTCTTGACCCAGCTCTGGCGGTGCTGTTCGCACCTACTGCCGCCGTCACGCACAAGCGTGCCGCATACGGTGCATGGCTTCGGCGGGCTACTTGGCACGGCACGCCCCCGTTCGATGAGTCGGGACACGAACCGGGACACGGGACAGCGAAGGCGGGACAGGAGACGCGACAGGGGACAAGGCGTGGGCGCCATGTCCCCTGTCCCGCCTCCAGGGCGTGCAGATGGCTTCTCTAGATACGCACCGTCTGACGGTGCAATGGGAGGTCATCAAGGGGCCCGCATTGCACCGTCTGACGGTGCATAAATCGAAGGCCTTGCACCGTGAGACGGTGCAATGGCATGCCCTCTTGCACCGTCTGACGGTGCAGGAGCTGCGTTTTTCGTGTCCCGTTTCGTGTCCCGCTTTGGCGTCTCCGGTCGCATGTACTCGCCGCGCCTGTAGTGCTTCGGGTCCAGGTCGAGGCCCGTCGCCTGGTCGAGGTCGTGCCAGGTCAGCGCGTACCACGCAGCCTTGTTCGGCCGAGCGCCTTTGCGCGTCTCGATCAGCAGGCCGCAGTCCAGCAGCTCGCGCCGGGCCCGCACGATGGTGTCGTTCGAGCTCCAGCCCTTCGCCTGCAGGTACTTGGCCGAGGCCGTCAGGCGCCCGTTGTTGTTGCCCGTGTACTGCATGGCAATGTCGAGCAGCAGCGAACGCGCGGTGTGGCTTGCGGCTCGATAGCCCGGGCTCTCGAGCACCACCATTGGCAGCGCGACGAACTGCCGCCCGTCGCGCTTGTCCTTGGCACGTCTCCATTTCACTTGGCGCCCTTGCCCCGCAGTCGAGCGGTCACGAGCACGCGCTCGGCGCGCGCCTTAAGCGCGTGCTCGTGCGTCCCGCAGGACGCCAGCTGCACCGTGCTGTCGCCCACCTTGACGAAGACGTTCTGACGGCCGCCGCAGCGGTATAGGTGCGGCGCCTTCTGGTCGACGTAGGTGACGGACGCGGCCTTGCGGCGGACTGCCCCGCTGGCCGGATGCTGCGCGGCCTTCACGCAGCGGCCTGGTTCTTTGCCGCGGCCTGGCCAGCTTCGAGCACGATGGCGTCGAAGCGGCTCGGCACAACGTGCCATCGGCCGCTGAGCATGATCAGCGCACCGGCGTCGACCAGGCGGGACTTGTGACGCCGCACGAACCACTGCAGCGACTGCTCGCTGCGAAAGACGTGCTCGCGGCTTTGCCGATAGTCCAGCAGGGGGCGGAGCGCGAGCAGATCGCTCGTGCCGCCGCCGTTGGCCTCTTGTGTTTGCATGTGAATCCTCGCAGGTGACGGGCCCCTGGCAGGGTCCGAAGGCGATTGCGTATCGCCTTGCCGCGCATTTCAGCGTCGGCCACCGCGAGTGAGAACAGCGCCCCTAGAGAATCTTCCCGGCCTCGGTGATGAGTCGCTCGATGTTCTTCGGGCCGGCCTTGATGCCAGCCGCACGGAGCGCAAATCGCAGCATGCGCAGCCGCGCCTGGTTCAACGCGATCTTGTCGAGGCGTCGCTGCTCCTCGGAGTGCACGCGCCGCTTTTGGCGCCCGCGCCGATCCTTGATCCGCTTCAACTCGGCGGCCTCCCGCTGGCGCCAGAGCCTCAACACCGACACCACCAGACTCACGGCGTGGCGATCGGTGCGTGGCGCTCCGGCCGGTCGATCGAAGGCATCCAAAGCCGCGCGCGCGATCTGCCTCAACCCCTCGTCAGGCAGCAGATCGAAACGATCCGTGCCGAACGCTCGCCAGCACTCCCGCAGCAGCTCGCACTCTGTCTGCGTGTCCAGGCAGTCCAGCTCGGCCGCGCGGCCACGCTCTGCGATCGCCTTCAGCGTGCGCCGCACATCCTGCGCGCGCGGCTGGTCGAGGTCGTCCTCGAGCAGGCTGCGAGTCAGCTCCACCGCACCGCCCATCGCATCGCCGTAGCGCGCTCGCAGGCGAGGCAGTGTCTCCACGATGGTCCCGCGGGACCAGCGGTCCGTCAGCCAGGTGATCCGTCCCGTGCTCATCGCAGCCCCCCCATTACGCGCGTCACCAGCGCCGCCTTGTGACTCGTGGCCAGGTGGCTGTATCGCTTGGTCATCTGCAGCTGGCGGTGGCCCAGGATGTCTGCGATCTCCAGCAGCGTGGCGCCGTTGCGCGCCAGCGTAGAGGCCGCGGAGTGCCGCAGGGTGTGGAAGGTCGCCCCCTTGATCCGCGCGGCCCTCAGCGCCTCGTGGAAGCGCGGCTCGAAGGCAAAGACCCGCTCGGCCGAGCGTGGCGAGCGGAAGACGAAGGACGAGGCGCCGGCCTTGAACTTCTGCAGCTCCTCGATCACCGCCGGCACCAGCGGAAGAACACGAGGGTCCCCATTTTTCGTGCGGCCCACGTGCGCCTCGGCGCGCTCGAGGTCGACGTCTGCCCAGGTCAGCCCGGTCAGCTCGCCTTTCCGCGCGCCCGTGGTCAGTGCCATCAGCACCAGCACGTACAGACGCGGCCAGGACGAGGCCTTGCAGGCGTCGAGCAGGCGTCTGCACTCATCGTCGCTCAGGAAGCGCGTGCGCTCGTTATCCTCCGGCCGGCGCTCGACCGATCGCACCGGGTGCACGTAGCCCTTCGGTGCGATGCGCTTCTTGATCGCCCAGGTGATCACCGCGGCGAGCGCCGTCTGGTAGCGATTCAGCGTTGCCGGCGTGAGGGGCTTCTTCTTGGCCCGGTAGATCGGCGCGCCGTCGGCATCCTTGCCGGCGTAGTAGCGGCTGTGCTGATTGGCCAGCTCCTCGATCGCGGCGTGCACGTGGTCATCGCTCAGCTCGGCCAGCGGCAGCGCGCCGAGCCGGGCTTTCCACCAGGTCAGCCGCTGCACGCGCGTGGTGTCGCGGCCGTCGTAGTGCGCCATGTAGAGGTCGACCAGGTCGCCGAGCGGCAACTGGCCAGCGCGAAGGGGCAGGGCGGGCAGCTCAAGCATGGCGCCCCTCCGGCAGGTCGCGCTGCTGCATCGCCGTCTCTACTTCGCCCAGGTCATCGCCGATGCGCTGCAGACCGCACAGCCCGGAGCGCAGCAGGCGCTCAACCTCATAGAGGGCGGGCCCGTTGTCGTTGTTGTGCTGCTCGACGACCTCGGTGGCCACGCGGAAGACTGCGATCAAGTCGAACAGCTCCCCGATGCGCCAGTTGAGCTGTGTGCACCGGGCATCGAGCCAATCCTGCGTGCAAACGAAAGAACCCTTGCCAGTGTGAGCCTCAGTCATGGCACACCTCCGCTTCGAGCGCGCCCAGCTTGGCGAGCGCACCCCGCGAGAGCTCGCCGAGGAAGGTGAACGCGGACTGCATGTCCTCGCGGTCGATCTCGCAGCCGCGGTACTGCTCGAGGTGAGCATCCGTGGCCTCGGACAGGAAGCGGATCAGCCGCAGCGTCACTCGCAGATCCGCGAACGCGCCAGCCCGTTCCTCGACCGCAATGGAAGAAGCCCCGGCCGAGCGCGCGTTGCGCGCCTGGTCGAGGCTCGAAGGGCCGGTGGTGACCGCGTTGCCAGACGCGGCCGAGTTACCGGCGGACTCATGATGAAGTGCCATTGTGTGCTCCTGGTGAGTTTGACACCGCCGTTACCGGCGGACTTCACGCGGAGCCCTGCAAAGGCCCGTCACTGCTGGATTCTTGGCTCCCCGACCTGGGCTCGAACCAGGGACCTACGGATTAACAGTCCGGCGCTCTACCGACTGAGCTATCGAGGAACAGAGCCTCGCATTATAGCCAGGATTCGGCCGGGCTCACAGGTCGG